GAATGGAGATCAAAACGGTACAGTTTAACTCCAGGGATGCTCAGTGGGCGGAATCCGTCAAATTATCGAGAGAAGACTGCGCGGCAGTCTATCATGTCAATCCGGCCATGATCTGGCCTGGATCCGGACAGACATATGCAAGCGCGAAAGATAATGCAAGGGCATTATATAATGACTGCCTGGCACCGACGCTCATGCAGGCGACAGACCGGATCAACATGATGATTCTTCCGAGAGTAAGAGAAGAAAAGAGTCACTATGTGGCCTATGACATCACGATCAAGACAGAAGGAACATTCGAAGAAAAGATCCAGACACTTTCAAGCGCGGTAGGAGCGCCGTTTCTTTCACGAAATGAAGCCAGAGCAAAGCTGGATCTTCCGGCGATGGAGGGCGGAGACGAGCTGATTGTCCCGCTCAATGTGCTTGTTGGTGGGCTTGCTTCTCCGCGTGACACGGATCCAACAGTGGAGAGATATAATTCGGCCCAGATCGAGCAGGCAAGGAAGACTCTGGGACTGAAGACAAAAGAAGAGAAGAAACCGCGCAAAGCCCGGAGCAATCCGACAGATGAAGAGAAGGAAAAGATCGCGACAGTGTATCGCGATTTTTTTATACGGCAAAAGAAGAGTGTGCTGCCAAAGATCGGAGCAAAGTCCGAAAAATGGTGGGATGCAGAGCGCTGGAATAAAGAGCTTGCAGAAGATCTGTTCGAAGAAGTGTTCGGAATGAGCGCACTGATCGCAAGAGAAGCCGTGAAGGATCTCTGGGGAGAGAATGGAAGTTATGATCAGGACCGGACCGAGGCATATATCAAAAAGATGTGCCAGCGCCGGGCGGAAATGGTGAATGATGCCACCTATAATGAGCTTCTGGATTCTTTGGAGGAAGATTCATTCGAAGATGAGGATGCACTGAAGGCAACTCCGGAAGGAGTATTCGAGAATGCTGAAGAAAACAGATCAGTGAGCGCTGGTGCTGCATTTGCTGTTGCGCTTGTAGCCTGGTCAACTCTGGAGGCATGCTCACAGAATCAACGGCGCGGAGAGAACGTGTTCAAGACATGGGTCTGCACATCCAGCAATCCGAGAGCATCACATGCAAGGATGAATGGTGAAACAGTCCAGTATGATGAGCCGTTCAGCAATGGAGCCATGTGGCCGGGAGATATCGATAATTTAGATGTCGAAGAAGTCGCAAATTGTCAGTGTGTTCTTGAAATCGAGGTGAGAGACTGATGATCCATATAGTATCAGGACCTCCATGCGCGGGGAAATCCACGTATACCTGGAAAAGGGCAAAAGAAGGAGATCTGGTAATCGATTACGATCTGATCGTGCAGGCGCTGGGATGCAGGGAGAGTCATGCAGCGACAGGCATGATAAAACAGGCCGGATTTGATGCAAGAGAAGCAGCGATAAACACGGCACTGAAGAATCCGGATGAAGAATCATGGATCATCCACACATCTCCATCTGAAGAACACATGAAGAAGTATGAGGCAGCAGGAGCGGATTTCATCACCCTGGATCCGGGATATGAAGAGTGCATGCAGCGGGCCAGAGATGACAACAGGCCTCAGCAGACATTTGACGGAATCGAGAAATGGTATTCCGGCAGGAAAGGACGCAAAATGAACATCAAAAGAAAATCTTATGAAGTAAAAGCCGAAAACGGGACGATCACCGGATATGCATCCACATGGATCCGGGAGCCGGACAGTTATGGAGATATCGTGGCAAAAGGAGCATTTAAAGAATGCATTGATGAGATCAAAGCGGAAGGGAAAACCCTCCCGCTTCTTTATAACCATGACGGAAGCGATCTGTTCAATTTCATCGGCATTGTGAACGATCTTGAAGAGGATGAGATCGGACTGAAATTTGAGGCAGCATTTGATGATACTCCGGAAGGACAGAGAGCGCGGCAGTTATCCATGGACGGAAGACTTTGCAAGTTCTCATTCGCATATGACGTACTGGATCAGGCGACAGTGACGCTCGAGGACGGCAGAGAAGTGAATGAGCTTCGCAAGCTGAATATTCATGAGATCAGCCTGGTACTTTATCCGGCAAATCCGGATACATCAGTGATCAGCGTGAAATCCGGAAGACGGAATAGCGCAAAAGACGAGGATAAACTCAGACAGATCATCGCGCTTGCCCAGGAATGTCTGGGAGAGCTTGAGGATAACGATGGGCAGGATGATGAAACGGATGCCAAAGCAAAGGATCTGGATACGGACAATGCTGAGGAGCACAAGCGGATCAGCCAGCTGATCAAAGAAGCAGAAAAAATATTGAATAAGGAGAATTAAAAAATGACGATTATCGAAAAACTCAATGCTGCAAAAGAGAACCTGAAAGCGGTCAAAGCGGCGGTAGAAAGCGGAGAAAAAGGAGCGAAAGAGCTCAAGGATGCGATCGAGGCAGTGAAAGAAGCCCAGGCAGTAGTGGATGCTGCAGATGAAGCGAAAAAACTTATGGATTCTTTGACTCCGGTCAAAAAAGATTCTGAGCAGGCGCCCAAGAAAAAGACAATCCAGACCCTCGGTGAATTCGCTGTGGAAAATCTGGATGTCAAGAGCATCCTGAATGGCGACAGCAAATCCGCCGGCACGAAGTACAGAACAAAAGCGGCAACTGACATTCACACTGCGCCGCAGATCATCACACCCGACAACAAAGTGGTCGATGCACTTCCGGAACTCACACTCCGCACCCTGTTCGGATCCGAGAATATCAGCGGCAATGCGCTGACCTATTTCCGGATGGGTGCAACTGAAGGCACGGCAGCAGTCACTGCAGAAGGCGCGCCAAAGCCTCAGATCCATGTTCCGAGCACTCCGGTAACTGTACCGCTCACAAAGGTAGCCGGATGGTTTTACGAGACAGACGAGCTGCTCAGAGATGCAGCCTTCATGAAATCTGCGATCGACAACAGAGGCATGTTCGAGCTCAGAAGAGCGGTTGAGAGTTATCTTGCGACTACCCTTCTGGGAACCAGCGGGATCCAGACTCAGGCAGCGAGCCAGACACTGTCTGCAGATGACATTTTCAAAGCGATGACCAAAGTCCAGACAGCAACCGGATACACTGCAGATGCGGTCGTGATCAACCCGGCAGATTATGAGACCCTCCGACTGGCAAAAGACAGCAACCTGCAGTATTACGGCGGCGGATATTTCACCGGCGCATACGGTAATGGCCAGGTTGCTCCCATGCCGGGACTGTGGGGAAGACAGACTGTAGTAACTACAGCAGTAGCACAGGGCACCGTCCTGGTAGGTGCATTCAAAGCAGCTGCAGCAGTCGTCGGAAAAGCCGGTGAAGGTGAGAGAATCGAAGTGTTCGTCGGTGATCATGATGATGCGATCAACAACCGCGTAACTGTAGTTGTTGAGGAACGTCTTCTTCTTGCAGTCAGAGTTCCGGCAGCATTTGTCAAGATCTCCTGATAGGCAGAAAGGAAGGCGTTTATGTTAAAAGAGTACAAATGGAGAGGTTATACCTGGCAGATCGATGAGAAAGACCTGGATAAATATCCGGGAGCAGTACCGATCGAAAAGGAAGAACCGAGCGAGAAGAAAGAGCAGGCCCCCAAGAACAAATCCCGCAGTGCTCAGAATAAATGAGAACGGTCTGGGGGTATGACGTTAACAGCGACATAGCGCCGATCATAACGACTGACAAATTCAACGACCTGACAAATAATGCATATTCCGGAAACGCAAGAGCGGAAGCGGCGATCAAGGCCGCTTCCCAGGCGATCCGGAATTTTTGCGGCTGGCACATCACTCCGGAGCTGGAATGCACTGCACATCCGGTATCCGGAGGGAATATGCTGAAGCTGCAGGCGGCATATGTCAGCAACGTGACTTCAGTCACAGAAGACGGAGAACCTGTCGAAGATTATGAGTGGCGAAAAGACGGACTGATCAGGAGAAAATGCGGGAAGCATTGGACAGATTCATGGGATGGAATCGAAGTGGTTTATGAAGCAGGATATGATGCAGACGCGGTTCCGGATCTTGTGGAAGCAGTCTGTTCGATAGCGGCCGGAGTGCTGGCCGTATCTCCTGGAGTTGTATCCGAAAGCGCGGATGGAGTAGCGATCAGCTATAGTGCGATTGCATCCAGCATCGCTGCCGCGTTAACGTCACAGCAGAAAAGCGCTCTGGATCCATATAAGGTGGTGAGCAGCCATGCCGCTTAGTATCTGGAAGGGAACAGTCACGGTAAGAAGAGCACCGATCATCATGAAGAATGGACAG